GAGCGGGGACAACTCGCCGCACGTCGCCCAGCCGTTCGTCAAATCGCGCCACGCGAAGGTTTCCGGGGACTACGAGACGTGGGTCGATGGGGATGTCTCGCCGACGCTGAACACGTTCGAGAACCATACCGACACGAGGGCGACCGTCGCAATAGTCTCGCAGGAGACGGTCAAGGATGTCTCCAACACCATCACGGCGAACATCTACCACCACGGCACGGTGGTGAACCAGGACGTGAACGACGGGCACATGGTCATCGTCTCGCAGGATCCCGTCAATGAGGTGGCCGGGACGATCACGGCAACGTACGCAAAGACCATACAGCAGCAGATAGCCATGGATGGTAATTACATCCCCGTCACCGTCATAGATCGCGCGGCGTTCAACCAGGGTCCGAACGCCCAGTTCGACACCGTGATACGAGAGGACACCGCCATACCGGCGCTCGTGGCGCGAGGCCCACACGCCGTCGGCCAGCAAGTGAGCGAAATAGTCTTCGAGAATTCGTACAGGGACGGCGTGCGCATAGCCAACGACAACGTGAGCCAGACGCTCTCGGCGAAGATGGGCACCGGCGGCAACAACACCCCCATGGTCGTGCAGGGCGAGCAGGCGGTGATCGGCTTCGAGCCTGGCGCCGTTTCGCGACTCGCGTCCGACCACTACTGGGAGGAGATTTCCCCGACGCTGAGGGCGGAAATGGGCGACAACCAGGCGGCCGTCGTCGTGCCGGCGCAGAACATCGTGTTCAACGACGATCGCAGGGTCGGGCCGCAGTTGTTCGACGACAAGATAAACACCCTGCAAGCCTTCATGGGCACGGGCGGCAACAACACACCGATGGTCGCCCAGGACGTCAGCCAGCAGGGGATCGTTGCCATACCGATACAGGACGGGCGGGAGATGGAGAAGCACCAGAACGGGCTCGGCGTGGGGGAGAACAGCGACCCCTCGTACACGCTCGACCAGACAGGGGCGCAGTCCATCGCCTACTCGATCAGGGAGGACGCGACCGTCGGCAACTTCAGCGCGACCCCGATAGACGTGGCGAATGCGGTGACCGCCCTCCAGCCGTCGCCGCAGTCGCACCATGCGCAGACCTTCGTGACACAGCAGGCCGGCGACCCCCTCTACTCCTTCGACACGCAGTTCGGCAGCAACGCCGCCGTGTTCGAGGATCAGTCCCCGACGCTCAAGGCGACGCAGGCCCCGTCCAGCGTGGCGTACCAGTACGACGGCTACAACCAGAAACTCGAGGAGGGCGACGGCGTCTACAGGTCGCTGCGCGTCGGCAGGGACCCGAGCGATTTCGTCATGCAGAACACGTCGATGGTCATACGGCGGCTAACCCCGCTGGAGTGCGAGCGCCTGATGGGGTGGCCCGACGACCACACCAAGCACGACGCCGACGGCAAGGTAATCCCTGACACCCAGCGCTACAAGATGTGCGGGAACGGCGTCGCCTCGCCGGTGGCTCGGTGGGTGGGACAGAAGCTCAGGGATGTCTACCTAGGGCAGCAGCCCTGAGGTCTCGGGGTCGGGCGGATGAAGCGGGGACCCGCGTCCTTCTGCTCCTGATCCTTCGGCTTCTCCTTCGGGGGTTCTGGGTTCGTCGTCATAATCCCATTGTCTCACCCCGAGGCGCCTTTCCATGAGATCCAGCACGGCGGCGTTGGGCGTGCCGCCCCTGCCGACCTTCCATGCCTCCGGTGACTGCCAGAAATCCACAGCATCCTCGTCGTCGCCGAACATGTACTTCGCGTAGGCATCGCTCCACATCCACGCCGCGTCGGCATTCGGCAGGGCGTGCCATTCCCCTCCCTCGTAGGTGCCCCCGTATCGGGATTGGACGACGATAATCGGGTAGAGACTCGTCAGGATTCCCATTTCCCAAGACTACATAGGTTCCCACGGACGGACTGCGTGAATGTATCATTGGAGGCGTGGTACTACCGAAGAATTTCGACAATCCCGATGAGGCGTTCGCCCTTGCCCAAATATGGGCGAAGCGCAGGGAGCGGAAGCTCCTAGGCATCGACCGGGTCGTCAGGGAACAAGCAACCAAGGAAGAACAGGACACGGAGAAAGACGATGACTAGGCCAAACGACGAGGGCGGGCAAGATGCCGCCAAGTGGTGGAACGACAAGAGCAAGGACGAGATGGAAGAGCTCGAGTTCATGCAGAAGCAGATGAGGCGGGCCATGGGCGAGGAGATGGGACCCGAGGAAGACGAGGAGGACATGGGTCCCCCCGACCTCCCGGAGGACGACGACATGGGGCCGCCAGACATAGACGAGGACGACGAAATGGCGCTCGAGCCGACCGATCGCGAGATGGACTCGCAATCGCGCATGGCCATGCGCAGGGAGACGGCGATGCGCCGGCCGAGGATGCGCGGCAGGGCGAAGCGAATGATGAAGTCCGGCGTGCCGCGGGACATCGCAAGCAAGGCGCTCAGGGCAGAGATGGAACTCAAGAGGGCCTTCTCCGCCGAGAAGCGCCGCGACCTCGCCAAGAGCGGTATGGCGCTGCCCGACGGATCGTTCCCGATCGTCACGACGGAGGACCTGAAGAACGCGATCATGGCGTTCGGCAGGGCGAAGAACAAGGCGGCGGCGAAGAGGCACATCATCAAGCGCGCCAAGGCGCTCAAGAAGGCCGACCTGATCCCCGAGAACTGGGGCAAGAAGGACGCGAAGGGCTCGATGTTCATGTGCAAGGCGAGCGGGAAAGCCGTGATGGAGGCCTGCGCCGAGTGCAAGGGCGGCTGCGCACCGATGGGCTACAAGGGCGCGCCGATAATGTGCAAGGCGACCGGCGAGGCAGTAATGGGTCCGTGCGCGGAGTGCAAGGGAGGGTGCTACCCAATGGAGATGAAGGGCGAAGACATGCCGGTCGAACTGCTCGAAAAGTTCAAGAAGAAGAAGAAGATCAGCTACGGCGAGAAGGAAGCGGAGATGGAGGACGACGAAATGACGTCGCCCATGAGCCGCGAGGAACTGATGGATCGGATCTTCAAGAAGAAGAAGAAGAAGCCGATGCCGGAAGATGGCGAGGAAATGCCGGAAGAGGGCGAAGAAACCGAGTAAGCCGCACCACCCGAGCAAGAGGGACAGTAGAAAATGCCGACGAACCGCAAGGACATCTATTCGGGTATGCCCGAATCATCGTTTGGCGGCTTCGGTGGTGTCCAACGGGATGAGATGGTCGCTTCCCCGATGAGGAGCCAGAGCGCGCGGAGGCGCAGGCGCAGGAGGGCGAGACCGCAGGAGGAAAAGAGCATCCAGCGAAAGTCGCTGTGGCAGCAATCGTTCGAGAAGACTTTCATCAAGCGCCTTGACGAGATAGACGACGAGGCACTGGATGTGCTGTTCCCGCCGGACGACGATGCGGCCGTGGACAAGTTCGTTGACGAGATTGACGACAAGTGGATATTTGATACGGCTGGAGCATTTATTCGCAGAGCTCTTACTGGGCGTCGCCGTCGTCGTAGAAAGTGGAAGTCTGCTGATGCAAGAATCACCACCAAAGTCAAAACCGGACCTTGTTGGGATGGGTACGAGCAGGTCGGGATGAAGAAGGGCAAGGGCGGCAGGATGGTCCCCAACTGCGTGCCGGTGGAAGGCAAGTCCCTCGACAAGTGGTTCAGGGAAGGTTGGGTGGATTTGTCTAGACCCAAAAAGGGCGGCGGATTCGAGCCGTGCGGCCGACGGGATGCCAGCACCGGCAAGTACCCGAAGTGCGTGCCAGCGGCAAAGGCCGCCAAAATGACTCCAGAGGAGATCGCTTCTGCCGTTAGACGAAAGAGAAGGGCCGAATCAACGCGAACCCGCGTGGACAAGAAACCAATCAACGTTTCCACATACAAAAAGGATGCGAGGTTCGGTGTCGAAGTAAAGGCGGCGATACCGACAGACCCGGAACTCTACGCCAGAGTGAAAGCGCAAGCCAAGAAAAAGTTCGACGTATACCCGTCGGCGTACGCCAATGCTTGGCTCGTAAGGGAATACAAGAAGCGCGGCGGCAAGTACAGGACGGGCAAAAAGACCCTCGGCAATGACGGTTTGTCCTACAAGAGTGCCAAGAAGCCGCGCCTGCGCGACCCCAAGGGCGGCCTCACCGCGGCCGGTCGCGCGCACTTCAAGCGCACAGAGGGCGCGAACCTGAAGCCGGGCGTGAAGGGCGCGGCGGACACGCCGGACAAGATGAGGCGCAAAGGATCGTTCCTTACAAGGTTCTTCACGAACCCGTCAGGTCCGATGGTGGGCGAAAATGGAAAGCCGACTCGCCTCGCGCTCTCCGCCGCGGCATGGGGCGAACCCGTGCCGAAGAACCGATCCGATGCAGCGAAACTGGCGGCCAAGGGCCGCAGGCTCCTTGAGCGTTACGAGAACACGAAGAAGAGCAAAAAGAAGTAAGGCGAATCCATCTACTAACCTGTGTTTGCCATGAATTCGGTGACGATAATATCAAACCAAATCATCGGGGAGATACCTCCCACCCCGAGCAATACTGACGCGAGCGACGATTTGACCCCGGTGGCGACCGAGACGCTGATTAGGGTGGCGAAAACGTTCGGCACGCCGGTGAGTTTCGCTCAGGAACAGAACGGAAGGCTGATACAGAACATACTGCCGGTCAGGAGGTTCAGCGATCGCCAAATATCGACATCGTCGGATGCCGAGTTGCTCCTCCACACCGAGACCGCATTCCACCCCTACAAGCCGGCGCGAATACTGCTCATGTGCCTGCGCGGGGATGCGAGCGCATTCACGACCTACGCCACGGTCGACGAGATACTGCCGAAGTTGACCGCCGCCGAGGTGGAGACGCTCGGCCAGCCGAGGTTCATAACCAGCCTCGACGAGAGTTTTCTGAACGAGGCCCAGCCGGACTTCGAGCTGTACGTTTCCATCCTCAGGAACCACGAGATCTACGGGTGGGACATGACGTTCGATTACTCGCTCATGAGGGGGGCGGACGACGAGGCGTCGTCGGCGCTCGAATCGTTCAGGAATGCGGTCATGTCATCGGTGAGGAGGGTCCGCCTAACCGAGGGGGACATAATGGTCATAGACAATTCAAAGACCGTCCACGGACGGACACCGTTCGCCCCGAGGTACGACGGCACCGACCGCTGGCTGAAGCGAGTCCTGGTGGCGAGGACGCTGCCGCCGAGGCAACACATCGACGGGCACGTCGTGACGACTAGGTTCGGGTCGTAGCGAACATCGGCGCCGAACCCGGGCGCGCGGTCACCAGTCGCTGTGATCCGATATGTAGGCGCTCCCGTCGTGCTGTGAGACGGCCCTCGCGGCGAGGAAGTGCATGAGAGCGTACAGACCGATGACGGTGAAGGTGAAGATAATCATGCCGAACATTATGGATTATCGGATATTGCTTATCAGATAACTTTATCCGTAAATTGGGTCACAGTGTTAGTATCTGGACATGATCAAGGTGGGCAACTGCATAGACCTCATGTCCGAATTGCCGGACTGCTCCGTGGATTCGGTTGTCACCGATCCGCCGTACGAGCTCGGCTTCATGGGTAAGTCATGGGATGCGAGCGGGGTCGCCTACAACACGGAGGTGTGGCGCCAGTGCCTGCGCGTGCTCAAGCCTGGCGGCCATCTGCTCGCCTTCGGCGGTTCGCGGACGTACCACCGGCTCGCGTGCGCGATAGAGGATGCCGGGTTCGAGATACGCGACCAGATCATGTGGGTCTACGGCTCCGGCTTCCCGAAATCGCTCGACGTGTCAAAGTCCCTCGACAAGTACTTCGGCAGGGAGCGGGAAGTGATCGGGTACGCCGACCCGCACGACCCGAGAACCGCGATGGCGCGGTCCATCTACGGCGGGAAGATACAGGACGAGCCGGGCCAGGGGAACCCAATAACCGTTCCGGCATCGAGCGAGGCAAAGGCATGGAACGGCTGGGGCACTGCGCTGAAGCCGGCGCACGAACCGATAGTCGTCGCCCGCAAACCATTCGACGGAACCGTCGCCGAGAACGTCCTGCGCTGGAGTACCGGGGCGATAAACATTGATGGCTGTCGAGTGGAGTTCGTTTCCGACGATGACAAGAAAGAGAGCACTGGAAAAAACCAGCACGAGGATTTCGGCACCGAGCCGATGACGAACAACACCGTGTACGGCGACTACTCGATGGTGAAGCCGACCAACTACAACCCGCCGGGGCGGTGGCCAGCGAACTTCATCCACGACGGCAGCGACGAAGTCCTGGAACTGTTCCCGGACAGAAAGGGTGGCGCATATCCATCCAGACGCGGGAATGCCGTCGCCACGTCGTTCGCGTCGGGCCAGGAGACCGAGGGCGGCTTCCGCAAGATGGGTGACGACGGATCCGCCGCCCGCTTCTTCTACTGCGCGAAGGCATCGACGGCAGAGCGAAATGCCGGACTTGATGGACTGCCCAAAAAGAAGGCCGACACTAGAAGCGATGTGGCCGCCGGCATCTGGAAGGACATGAGCGCTCCCCACCAGAACCACCACCCGACCGTAAAGCCCGTCGCCCTGATGAGGTACCTGGTCAGGCTCGTCACCCCGCCGAACGGGGTGGTGCTCGACCCGTTCCTCGGCTCCGGAACCACCGCCGTCGCGGCCATACATGAAAATGTCAAGTGGATGGGGTTCGAGATGAACCCAGAGTACGCGACCATAGCCGACAGGAGAGCCGGGCATGCTAATGTCGCAGCATGCTCCACGTCGGGAACTGCATAGACATTCTCTCGCAGTACCCGGAGAACTCGATCCACGCGATAGTCACCGACCCTCCCTACGAGCTGGGTTTCATGGGCAAGGCGTGGGACTCCACCGGGATCGCCTACAACACCGAACTGTGGAGGCAGTGCCTGCGCGTGATGAAGCCGGGCGGCCACCTCATCGCGTTCAGCGGCGCGCGCACCTACCACCGCATGGCCGTCGCCATAGAGGACTCTGGCTTCGAGATCCGGGACCAGATCATGTGGGTCTACGGATCGGGGTTCCCCAAGTCCCTGAACATATCCAAGGCGATCGACAAGATGGTCGGCGCCGAGCGTGAGGTCGTCGGCGTCGGCACATCCGGAAGGTCCCGGCATGTGCTCAATGCCGCCAACACCCCAGACACATTCGGCGGCGAGTACGAGATAACCGTCGCCACATCGGGCGAAGCAAAGCAATGGGAAGGTTGGGGAACGGCCCTGAAGCCCGCCCACGAGCCGATGGTTCTGGCGAGAAAGCCGCTGGAAGGAACGGTCGCCCAGAACGTCCTCAGGCACGGCACCGGGGCGCTCAACATCAACGCGACGAGGGTCCCCTTCGGCGAGGAGCAGATAAATTTGTCCCGCAAGCAGCGCCAGCAACATCATGACGGCGCCATCGATTTCGGGGCCAGCAGGCTGGTCGGCACGGAGATAAGCACCTACAAGGAGGGCGGCAGGTGGCCGGCGAACTTCATCCACGACGGGTCGGAGGAGGTGCTGGAGCTGTTCCCCGAGACCAAGGGCGGGACATGGAACACCACCGACGGCGCGAGGCCGTTCAACAACGACGGCGAGCCGACCGGGTACACGACGACCGCGCAGGACAGGTCGATCGGTTCGGCGGCGCGGTTCTTCTACTGCGCCAAGGCCTCGACCGCCGAGCGCAACCTCGGGCTCGACGAACTGCCGGACCGCAGGCAGGACGAGGACGACTACGAGAGGGCGGGAACGACCAACCCGCGCAACAGGTCGCAGAAGATGCGCAAGAACCACCACCCGACGGTCAAGCCGGTCTCGCTCATGCGCCACCTCGTCGCCATGGTCACCCCGAGGGACGGCGTGGTGCTCGACCCCTTCATGGGATCGGGGACGACGGCGGTGGCCGCGACGCTCGAGGGCATCTCGTGGGTCGGGTGCGAGATGAACGACGAGTACGTCGAGATAATCATGTCGAGGGTCGCCCACGCCGAGCGGCAGGCGAAGTAGCCGAGACACAGGGCCAAGAAAAGCGAAAAATTCCGGATGACCACCGGCGGCCCG